AGGCAAGATTGCAGGTGGCGTCATTGACGTCATTGCTGGTGTAGTAAAAATTCTTAATGGCTTGATTCAAGGTGCGGTGGCAGGTATCAATGCTTTGATTTCTGCCTATAACGCAATTCCATTTTTGCCAAACGTGTCAAAAATTTCAGCACCAACCGTTAATGTTCCAACAATTAAAACACCCACGGTTTCAACAAACGTGCCAAAGATTCCAACAATTTCAGCACCCAGCACAGGCGGTGGCGGTGGCGGTGGCGGCGGCGGTGGCGGCATTTCAGCTGCGTCAAAAAGCGCGGCGGCAGCTGCCGTGTCGAGTGCTGCAATTCCGTCAAACTTTGATGTAGGTAGTTTCCGCATGGCAGAAAACGCCTCAATGGGTACAAACATCACAGTTAACGTCAGCGGCGCGATCGATAGAGAAGGCACAGCGCGCACGATCGTTGACACACTTAACAACAGCTTCTATCGCGGCACAGGCGGCGCATCTAACCTGCAACTAGCATGACGCAGTGGTCTCCAATTTGGCTGGTCGAGATCGACGGCGTGGCATACACCAGCGCGATTTTGGCTAACCTGTCAATCACTTCTGGTCGAACAAATATCTATGAGCAGGCGCAAGCAGGCTACGTCAACCTGCAACTGATAGACCTAGATCAGTCAACAATTCCTGTTGACATCAATAGCAGCGTCAGCGTTCAGGTTAAAGACACAGCTGGTGTTTATGTGCCGATTTTTGGTGGCACGGTTGTTGATATTGGCATTGAGGTGCGCGACGTGGGCAGTGTCATGTTTACCCAGACATACACAATCACAGCACTTGGCGCGTTGTCTCGTTTGTCAAAATCTTTAACTAATGGCGTACTTTCAAAGGATTTTGACGGCGATCAAATTTATGAGATTTTAAGTGAAGTCGTTTTGAACAATTGGTCAGAAGTACCAGCTGCCGAACAATGGTCAGCCTATGACCCTACAGTTACATGGGCAACAGCTGAAAACGTTGGCTTGGGTGAAATAGATCGACCAGGTGATTTTGAATTGGCAGCGCGTGGGTCAAGCCGCACAGATGTCTATTCGCTGGTTTCAGCACTTGCGACATCAGGCTTTGGATACATTTACGAGGACGCGCAAGGTCGCATTTCATACGCCGACGCAACACACCGCACCCAATATCTAGCAACAAATGGCTATGTGCAATTGACGGCAAATCAAGCACGCGGTTCAGGTTTGCTGGTACAGACCAGAGCAGGTGACGTGCGCAATAACGTGACAATCACATACGGTGCGAGCAGTAGCGCGTCAGTGAGCGCGAGCGATGCAGATTCAATTTTGCAATATGGCACGCTTTCACAGATCATACAAACGACCTTGCATGATTCAGCCGATGCGACTACTCAGGCAAACCGTTATTTAGAGCTACGCAAAACGCCACAGGCTATTTTTAGCGATATTACCTTTGACCTGACAAATCCTGAATTAGACAACAGCGACCGAGACAACCTGCTCAATTGCTTCATGGGTGAGGCAGTAGCGATCAACGACTTGCCTGCCAATATGGGCGGCATATTCCAAGGCTTTGTTGAGGGTTGGTCATTTCAAGCCTCATACAATCAACTTTCAATCACCCTTAACATTTCGCCTGTTGCATATTCCTTGCAGGCTTTAGAGTGGTATCAAATTTCACCAAGCTTTACTTGGTCGGGCGTGTCGCCAACGCTTGACTGGGCACGTGCAACAATTATCACTTAACGAGGAGACAACATGACAAACCCGACAACACCGTTTTCGTGGCAAATGCCTACAGCGACCGATTTGGTCACGGACTTACCAGCTGATTTTGAGGTCTTTGGTCAAGCCGTTGCCACTTCACTGGCTGACTTGCTGGGTGGCACTACTGGTCAAATCCTTGCCAAAGCGTCAAACACAAACATGGACTTCACATGGATTACAAATGACGTTGGTGACATTACAGCTGTTACAGCCTCATCACCTTTGACTGGTGGGGGCACTTCAGGTGCGATTACCGTTGGAATTCAAGACGCAACTACATCTGTCAAGGGTGCAGTGCAGCTGTCAGATTCAACATCAACAACATCATCAATCTTGGCTGCAACACCTACAGCGGTCAAATCTGCATTTGATCTTGCCACAACCGCCAACACCAACAGCAACAACATCACCATGGTGCAGCAATACACAGCAACAGAGTCAGTATTAAAAAACATACCTTCACGAGTACCAGCTGCCGAGCAACTATTGAAGCAAGCGGTGTACTGGATTGACGCTGCACAATCTGACAACTCAGATCAGGTCTTAGACAATCAAGGGTGGGGCGCACCTGCTTTGACAACACAACTGGGTTCAAGTGCAAGCGCAGACAGTAACGACCCTAAGTTTTTAGATTTTGACGGTACAAATTACGTTTATTTGCCAGGCGTTGCCAGCAATAATTTAAGTATTCCTGATGCCACTAATTTAGATATTACTGGTGACATTGATTTAAGAGTGGAAGTGGCACTAGACGATTGGACACCAGCGGCTGAAAATACTCTTATTGCAAAATGGGTTCCTGCTGGAAGCGAACAGTCTTTTGTTTTCAATGTCAATCCTACAACAGGTTATTTAAGATTGGTTTGGTACACCGCCGCTGGGGCGACATTGGTTAAAACTTCTACGGCAGCACCAACTATTGCAGATGGCAATTCTCTTTGGGTTCGCGCTACTTTAGACGTCGATAATGGTGCAAGCGGAAACGACGTAAAGTTTTTTACATCAACAGACGGCATCACTTATACACAATTAGGCAGCACTATCACTACGGCGGGAACGACCGACATAAAGTCATCAACTGCAATCGTGCAAATTGGACAATATAGCAGTGGTGAACTTCTTACAGGCAAAGTTTCTCGCGCCCAAATCTTTAATGGTATTGCTGGCACAAAGGTTTTAGACGTTGATACTTCTGTAATTGGCAGCGGTAGCGCAACAAGTTTCAGCGCACTGACAGGTCAAACAGTTACGATCAACCGATCAACTTCAGGCAAAAAAACAGCAGTAGTCACAGCACCAATATGGTTGCTAGGAACTGACGATTATTTGACCGTTGCAAATAATGATTTGTTAAACTTTGGTGCAACTGAATCATTAACCTTGTTAGTTTGTTATCGCCAGTGGAATACACAGGGTAGTTTCACACCTATTTTTGGAAAGCAATTGAACCGAACACAGCCTGGTTATGGGTTTGAGGATTGGAGCACAACGGGCGGCATGTCCTTTAACATTACAGATACCAACAACGTAAACGTTGCCAATGCAAAAACTGGCACATACACAATTGGTGGTGTAACGGTATTGACTGGTGTTCGTGATGTTGCTGCTGATAACACTATTTACTATAACGGTGCAATTGCAGCAGGTACGGCTGTCACAGATACAACCACGACTTCTTTGACAAACACTCAGCCTTTAATGCTGGGTTACAATCCAAATACAGGCACAGGCAAAGATATTGAGTTAATGGCAGCAGCAGTATTTCGCAGGGCATTGACCGCCTCAGAAATTGCAACAATCAGCAATTACTACCAAGCAAGGATTGGTGCATAATGGGAACACTTAGATCACTCTCAGCTGAACCAACAGGATACGTGTACAACGGCGTAATTCTTGGACAACCTGTTGAATTAGACGACGATCCACAGACATTTGAGTGGGACGATGGCGAGTTTCCATACGGCACAGCCAATGTCATCGATGGAGTATTGGTTGTCGTACCTGACGAACAGCCTGAATCATGACCTACCCACAAGGCACAGCTGCGCGGTTGATCGAGGTTGCAGCAGCTGAGGTTGGCACTATTGAGGAAGGCGACAACCTTACAAAGTACGGCAAATTCACAAAAGCAGACGGTTTGCCTTGGTGTGGCAGTTTTGTCAATTGGTGTGCAGATCAGGCAGGCGTCAAAATGCACAGCGTTGTTGGCACAGCTGTTGGCGCACACAAATTCAAAGAAATGCAACGCTGGTCAAATATGCCGCAGCTTGGCTATTTGGCTTTCATGGACTTTCCACATGACGGCGTAGATCGCATTTCACACATTGGCATTGTTGTCGGACTTATTGACACAAAGACATGTTTGACCATTGAAGGCAACACGTCTGGGACAGGCGATCAACGCAATGGTGGCATGGTCATGGTCAAGGTCAGGTCATACGGAGAAGGCAAGGAAATCGTCGGTTTTGGTATTCCAAAGTTTGTGCCATACAAAGGCGAATTTCCAAAGGTAGAAGTACCAGCTGCAAAAGCAGCCGCAGTCAAAAAGGAGACGAAAAAATGGAACAAGCAAAAGCCTTAGCAGCCTCATGGGCGCGCTCATTTATGGCAGCAGCACTTGCCTTATACATGGCAGGTGTGACTGACCCTAAGACATTGGCAATGGCAGGCGTTGCAGCTGTTGCACCAGTGATTTTGCGCTGGCTTAATCCAAACGACAAAAGTTTTGGCAACTTGGGGAAGTAGCCGAAAACTCACAGCGGCAGGGTTGGTTTGGGCACTTGCACTAATCCTGACCGCTTGTGGGTATCAAGGCTGGGTGCGTTATGAGTGCCAAGAATACGAGAGCTGGTCGAAGCCAGAGTGTCAGAAACCGCAATGCGTCCCTACTGGAACATGCACTGACGACATACTTGGCTTCACATCAACACCGAGCAGCGCGCCGTAGAACACCAGAGGACGTACACGCACAGCTGATCTTGATTATTGGCGCAACATTAGCTGCGGTGTTTTTGGTTGTAACCGTTGGCATCACTTATGCGCTGATTTTTGTCACACAGCCAATTGGGGCACAAGCACCCAATGACGCTGCATTTATTGATTTACTTAAAACACTAGCAATCTTTTTGACTGGTTCGTTAGGTGGCGTGCTGGCTGGCAACGGACTTAAATCCAAGCCAAAGTCAGGTGACACGCCGACAAATACGCATAATCCTTGACGGCGCGTTGATTGTGCTTCACCCTATGTGTAGGTGGTAATGATGCCGCCTAGAATCGGGAGAATTCAAAATGGTACTTGATCTACTTGACCCAGCAACATTGGGTCGTTTGAGCTTGTTAGCAATCTTGCTAATTATGGCAGCAGCGGTTGGTTACTCAATGGGACACAAAGACGGTAGCCGTGAAGGTTACACACGCGGTCGTGCCGTTGCTCGTCACAGCGCAGGCAAGGCGGTGCGCTAATGGCATTTTTGGATAACTACGAAGGCAACAAAGAGCGCACAGATCGCTGGATTGCAACATTTCCAGAAGGCAAATTGCAAGCTCACATTGTCGAATTCAACGCTGACAAAGGTTACATACTTGTACAGGCTAAGGCTTGGCGAAATCAGACAGAGATCGAGCCAGCAGGTATCGACTATGCACACGGCTTTATAGCTGCTTACAACCCAAACATGAAACGTTGGTTTGTCGAGGACACAGTGACCTCAGCTCTAATGCGAGTTATGGCGTTGGTCATGGGCGGTACTGAAAAGGCAACTCGCGAAACCATGGAGCAGGTCGAGAAGCTATCAACAAAGGTCGCCACAGCCGATGTCAAGGCTGATTATGACTATTGGACAACAAAGCACGGCGATGTGCCTAGTTACGCCACAGCAAACGAGGCTGAGCAGTCAGGTGTACCGTCGCTGGGTTCATCAATTGACGAGATCGCACAGCAACTAGGCGGTCAGCTCGTCGAGGAAAAGCCACGGTGCGAGCATGGCACACGTGTTTGGAAAACTGGTGAATCAACCAAAACTGGTAAGGCTTGGGGCGGTTATTTCTGCACCGAAAAAGCCAAAGCAAATCAATGTGACCCAGTGTGGTATCAATTGGGCAGTACCGGTCAATGGGTGATCCGTCTTGGCTGATTACATGGAGATGATCGACGTCAAAACAATGACGTGCAAGCTTCTATGTAACGGCGAAATCGTTGCAGAATACAAAGTCGAGCAATGCGACAAATGCTCACAAATTACAAAGCTTGACTCATTTGGCTACCAAAAAGGCTATGACAAGCACGAAAAGGTCATTTGGTTTTGCGGTGGTTGTCGGTGAAAATCAAGCTGACAGCAAATGAAATGTGTGTGTGCATGGTTGCAGCTGTAAAGATCACCAGTGACAAAGGCGATTTGCAACAGTCACACGGTCACTACAACAGCTCATCATTTATGATCTATTTGGCAGAGCTTGCAGAATCAATTGGCAGTGAGTGGGCAGTGGCAAAATACTTTGGTCTGCCATTCGACCCATTTGAGGACAAAGGCAAACGCAAGGCTGACGTGGGTGCAGGCATCGAAGTACGCTGGACAAAGTATGAGCTAGGGCAACTCATTGTTTATGAGTACGACAGACCGACAGACATTGCGGTGCTGGTGACAGGTGAAGCACCCAATTACTACATAGCAGGCTGGATACCTGTAACAATGGCTCAAAAGCCACGTTATCGACACACAAAACAACCGACTTGGTGGGTGACACAAATTAACCTGCAACCGATTGAGAATTTGAGGAAATCCAACTATGGAACAAGTGCAATTTGAGTGCCGCAAATGCAAAAAGGTAACGCGGCAGCTAATACACAAGATCACAGATAACCTGCCAGAAGGCGTTGAGGTAATTCAATGCACGAAATGCGAGGTTATGGGTGTTGCACAGATAGGGGCAAAAGATGCCGATCTATGAATTCAAATGCACAGTGTGCCAAATCAGTGTTGAGGTTGATAAGTCAATACATGAGGAGAGACAACCAATCTGCTGCGGTACAAACATGAGTCGCATCTACTCAACCTTTGGCGTCTCATTTAAGGGTAAAGGCTGGGGCGGACAATGATTGAATTAGCGATCGTTTGGGCAATAGTCATTGTTGTCATATTGATTTGGAATCATGCCAGATGCCGTTAAATAGTTATCCACAGGAGTTATCCACAGGTGTGCAAAACCTGTGGACGACACGCAGGGCGCACGCTCGACTTATCCACATACTCGTCAGTAACTTGACATCGCTGCTAGCATCACAACTCGCTGGCGAGCCGCTGAGGCGGATAGCTCGCATGCGTAGTTTGGTGCTTGTGGGCGTGCTTTGTGCTAGTGGCACGACAACAGCAAATGGAAGTAACTACTCAATAGATCACTTGAAGCTTTATGCACATTCAAGATTGATTAGCTACGATCAATTTATATGCTTTAACAAGATCATCACAAAAGAATCACGCTGGTCATACAAGGCACACAATGGTTCACATTATGGATTAGGGCAGATGCGAT